CATACTATCTCGTAATCTTCTTGTACAATATTTTGTCCTTTAACATTTTTTAATGAACCAACACCTCTTGATGATATACCAAGAGTGGCACCATTCATTAATAACATAGCGGCTTGGTCACCTTTGGTACTAACAATACCCATTTTTTTCCAACCCGGAGATGTGAATAGTTTTATCTTACCCATTAACATTTCACCATCCCACCATGTTTCAAGGATTGAATGTGAGACTCTGTCTAAATCTATAAGTGATGATGTGGGGTGATTTAATTCATTCAGAGCACTACCTTTTTTAATAAGAGTTTGATATTTTTCATTCTCTCTTTTTAAGATAGCTTCCGGATAAATTCTACCGTTTTTATTTGGGGTATTATATTTTTGCAAAACGGCAAAAAGAATTAAATCCTGAGAGAAATCTAAATCTTTCATCTCGGATATAATCTTTTGATTATCTTTTGGGGATATGTAACCGGCATCGTATTCTATTAAAATACCTTTTCCGGTCTCGTTAGGTCCTAATACTTTCATCTAACTTTTTTATAATAAATACCCCGAATACTCAATTAATTCTTCTTTTCGAAGAAATTAAATAAAGTTTTCTCAACAAGTGCGGTATCTATTACATTTTTTGATAGATTTAATATTGTTTCTTTTACTTCGTTTGACCTAATATCAAATTGTTTGGAGACATATAATGTTATCTCCAAGTCCATAAATGACCTTTTATCAGATTTTATTCCATTGGTTTTTATATCTAAATCAACTATTGATTCTGGTTTAAAAAATTCAGAATTTAAGTTATAGATGTTTTCTTTTATTTGTCTTCTTGTCTTTGAAATTATTTTATCAAAGTTACAACTCTCCTCTAACGGTTGTGTCCACGAATTTAATTGGACATAGATTGTTTTTAAATTTTTAAAGTCGACCGTACCGTATCCCAATTTAACATTGTTGTGGACACCAATCGTTATAAATTTCCCTTTTTTCATTTGCTGTTTTCATACTTACATAATTTATGGTGTATTTAAAATATACACAATTAACTTAGAAAATCAAAATAATTTTCTTATCTTTAAAAAAAATATGATAATAATAGACGTAAGCAAAGAAAAAAACCTTGAATCTGCACTTAAAAAGTACAAATACAAGGTTCAAAAGACTAAACAAACTGAAAAATTAAGAGAACGTCAATCGTTTACTAAACCTTCAGTTGCTAAGAGAAGTCAAAAATTAAAAGCAATTTATAAACAACAATTAACTGACCAAGAAAATAATTAATTAATCAGACCTTTTTTTAGTTCGGTCATTTTAAAATAATTATACTTGGTTAATTCAGATTCGTTTAAATCTTCTTTTACTTTATTTAATTTTTCATTCATTAGACCATCTGTAGATTCTTTCAATATAGATTCTATTTTTTGGTTAATTTCTAATTTAATTTTTTGTGTTTCAGTTTCTAATTCAGATTCGGTCATTGATACGATTTTTGTAAACGTTTCTTTTTGTTCGTCATTTAAGAAATCTGTAAATTTAGTATTAAAGTTACCCACCAATACTGTGTTTAATAAATTGTGGTTTTCAAATTGAACAGTTGATTCTTCTTCTTTCTTAGCAGATTTTTTTGTTGTTAGAAATTTAATAAAATTTTCTCTCGCATTAATCTTATTAGAGATATTATGGATATTATTGTCTTCTGACAATATATCTAAAAATCCATACACTTCATTACTCTCTGATACCACATCTTTTAATGATTTACCCATATCCTTTAAATCGGAAGACAGAGTTTTCATTTTTTCAATAAAGTGAGGTTCTAAAGTTTCAACGTATAATTTTGCAGCGTCTTTATTTGGGAAGTACATACTTTCCATTTCTTCATAGAAATTATGCATCTCAACCAAATTTTTGTTTGATTTTAATTTTTTAATTAGGTCTTTTAACTCATTTTTATTTCCTGAGTTATAAGATTCAGTTAACTTAGTTAACAGCTTTGATTTTATTTCACCGAAGTTTGACATTTTTTTATTGATTTAATATATCTTTTAATTTATTTTCTATTTCATAAATATTCTGTTGTGCTTTATCGTAATCAAATAAATCATTTAATTTATTATCATCACCCAATAAACTTAGAATATTGTTCTTTTTTGTTTCATTTTCACTCAATGGTCCTTCACCCCCTGCTGGTGGCGGTGGTGGTGGTGCTCCCCCCATATCGGCACCCATTGCTCCACCTTCGGGTGTTTCTCCCCCCAAAGTTCTTTCACTTTCCGGTACACCGTATTTACTATCTACATCATCAAATACGCCAGAACGTTTAATAACATTTTGAGTGTTAGTTAATTCAAATCCTATTGCTCTTTCAAGTCTTTGTTGTTGTAAATCTAACATAACTTCAGAATCACTCATACCTAAGATATTTTTCTTAGCCCAAGTGTGAGATACCGGAAGAATACCAACTTGAGATTGGTCTGATGTTGCATCTTTATATAATTGTACTTTTTCTTTCCATTGTTCAATTCTTAATAAATCAGATTGTGCCGATGGATTTGTTAACGATAATGAAAAATTATTTAATTCATCCTCCAAACCAAGAAGGTAAAGGTGAATCAACGCTATTTTATTTAATTCTTGAACTAATGATTTTTGGATACGATTAATTGTTCTTGCAAAACGAATATCCATTAACGCAAGTGTTTTACCATCACCAACAACCTCCTCAAAACCTAAGAACGCTTTAGGTATTCTTAATGCTGCTAACATTTTCTTTTGAATATATTCGATATCCGCAATTTCACCTAAGTTTTGTGCTCCCGGTAATGTTTCAATTGGATTAGTTTGTGCCGCATCACGAACAGGAATAAAGAAATCTTGGTCTACCGCCATTTGATTGTATCTCATATCCACTTGTCCATTTCTCGAATCAACTACTTGGTCTCTTTTAAATTTATTGGCAACACGTTGTACATATGCTTCAATATCCTTATCATCCATGTTACCAACGAATACTTTGAATACACGTCTTTCGGGTGCTCTCGTTGTTCTATAAATCAACATAGCATCTTCCGCAAGAAGTAACTGTTTCCAAATTCTTCTAATCTTATCCAACATAGACGTACCATAAGGTAATTTTCTATCGTCACCTAATAATCTAAAGTGAGCAATTTCCCAAGCTTGAAATTCAATATCCTTAGTTTTCCAATTAAATCTCAATTCTCTTGATGGTAAAGTCATTGAACTTTGTTGACCCGGTGATTTTGCTTCTTTCCCCTCAAGTCTTTCAATCTCAACATTCGGTAATTGTTGACAACCAACAATACCTTTTTCTGGGTCTATTTTTAAATACACAAAATCGTCACCATACTTACACATACCTCTCGTCCACATCTGTAGATTGGTATTCAAGTCTAATCTATTTTTAAATAAATCTTCTAAAATTTCTTTAATTCTTGTTGATTCTGAAAATATAGTAATAAGTTCACCTTTTTCGGATAGTGTTGTTGATTCTTCAGCGTAAATGTCAAGTGCCGCAGATATCTCAGGAGTAAACTCCATTGATTCGTAGTCATAATATGCGGACATTCTGGTTGGTTCATAATAAACCGATTGATTATATAGAGATTGGTCTAATTTAGTCCATTTATCTGCGATATAATTTGACTGTTGTGCTTGTAATAAACTTTTTTCGTATTCTTCTCTACTACTTGTTTTTAGTATCTCGTCTTTATTAAAATTATAAGACGGAGCATCTTCAGGTTTCACCTTATTTGGGTAACCAAACATTTGTGTGAGTCTCTGAAATACTGTTTTATTGTCTGTTGTAGCCATGTATATAAATAGTTTTGATTTAGAATATAAGTATTTTAATTATCATAATAAAGGATTATCGTTTTTTACCAAACAACCATGAGTATTCTTTATATTGTTCCTTTGTTGCACTATTTTGTTGTGGAAATGCCGGATGGTTATCCATACCCATAGAACCAATTTGGTCAAATGCTGTACCATAAGAATAAAAAGACTTATTTGGTTCATACGTTCTTTCGGTAACTGTCCACGATTCCAACATTGCTTTATTTGATGCTTCACTTCTTTGTAATTGATTAAAGCACATATCCCCCGCATAAAGTGCCATAGATAAACTCATTATTGAGTCATCATGAGCTCCCTTCATGTGGTCAGGTCTACCATTCATGTAAACAAAGGTGTTCAATTCATTTAATAAACGACTTGACCTAACTAAGAAACCTTTTCTAAGTTGTTCTTCAAATGCGGCAACGATTTGTGTTCTTTTATTGTTAAAATTCAATCCCGGAATTTTCTCCATGGCTTTTGAATTGTATTCCCATATGTTTTTAGTGTTAACCCCATCAATATAAAGATTCTTGTAATTTAATTCTTGTAATTTCCTTGATGTTGCAACACCCATACCTCCGGTGATATCAATTACAATGAAGGCATCATATAATACACCCCATTTATATGCAACGGACGCTAAATCATCGGGTGGTATTTTACCAATGTATTCAGCAACCTGTTCTCTATCGTCAAAGTCAACTATGTTAATTGAAGAAAAATCCTCACTATCTCCTCTACTTACATCGACACCCATAATATATCTATGACCTTGAACCGGTTCTTTCCAATGCCAAAATGTACCTTGCATGTATTTTTCTTTTGGTACACGAATCATGTTTTTAGCAATATTCTCCTGTATTTCACCGGGAATAACACCATCTCCTGAACCTAAAAAGTCACACTCTAACTCTTGTGCAATTTTTCTCCTATCATATTTGAATTTTTTAGACATGGATTCAAACCATGATGAAAAGGGTTTATATCCCAATTCGTGTAACTCCACATACTTTTCAATTTCAAAGTCATGGAGAACAACGTCATCATCGTTATATTGTTCTCTATTCAACATATAATGAACGATATCACTACACTTAACCCATCTTAGGTCTTTAGTGTAACGAGGGTCTTTAAACCATCTTAAATCCGTTATATGGAAATCATTCATACCGCGAATTGCTTGGTCATATACACCATAATAAATTGGGTCATAACCATTGGGTGTTGAAATAAGAATAATCTTACCACCTGTTGATAGAGACGCCATAGATGCCGCCCAAAAATCATCACCCGCTTCAATGTATGCCGCCTCGTCAAATACTAAGATAGTTGGAGTGTAACCACGTAACGCATCCGCAGATGTTGCAACGGCCTTAACCTCACATCCGTTATTTAATCTAAATCTACTTTCTGAGTTTTTATCCGGAGAGAACCCAACATTAATCCAATCCGGCCATTGGTCTAAGAAATGTCTAACTTTATTAGCCATCTCGATAGCTGTATCTCTTTTGTTTGCAATAATCAAAACCCTTTCAGGTTCATCATGTTTTGCTGTTTGTAATTTTTTTGATATCCATGCTGCAGTCACGGTAGAAACACCGGCCTGTCTGTATTTTCTTGTGATATTTTCGTTGTATGTTTCATAGTCCTTTATTAATTGAACTTGGTCATCAAAAAGTTCTAAAGGGACGTATTTTTTTTGTGTATTATCATAAGTCGTCAAATATGTCTTTAATGCATACGGAGCGTCTTTCATAATACGAGCATACTCTTTTAATTGCTCTATTTTACTATTCATATATATAAATACAAAAAAAGGGGGTAAAAACCCCCTTAACTATTTATTCATCATCATCATCATCCGCTCTTCGAATTCCCATTTGACTTAAAAAGTCATCTAAGTCGTCATCATCGGTATCATCGGTAACATCGTTTAAATCGTCATTAAATGCCGCAATTGCGTTTTGATAATCTTGGTCTCTAAACATTTGGTCAACACCGGACATTAATTCATTCATCAATCTTTTACCATTTTCAGAACCTGAAACTACTTCTTTCATAAATACTAAAAATTGTTTTGCTGGTAATTTAAATATTTCAACTAAAAGGTAGTTCTGTAATTCTGACTTATTCTCATCAGTTAAAATACTTTCAGGAAATTGGTTTCTTACTCTATCCCATATTGCTGGTCCTAATCTTAAATCCCATACTTCTTTTTCTAAAGTATCTTCAGAACCCTCAATTTCACTCCAATTCTCAGATTCGTTACCCTCCTCGTCCGTTGGTCTTCCTTGGATTGCGAATAATTCAAGTGTCCCTTTAATTAATTCATGAACCAATATTGGAAAATTAATACCTCTCGCAACAATTGTTGGGGGATTAGTATTTCTATCAACCTCTTCTTTACCACCAACCGAGCCTCCTTCTCCTCCGGCACCACCCATCATCATTTTCATTTGTTCGTCACTTAATTGCCAATAAAGGGTATCGTTAATTGACATTAACACACCATATTGGTTAATTAAATCCTCTGAACCAGTTATTTCTTCGATTTTATCTGCAACATAATGATACATATAGTGACCCTTTTTTGATGCACCTTGTATCATATTATTAATTAATCTTCTTTTAGCTTTTTCCAAATCAATTTTTTCCAAATCATCCATCAAATCTGTTTCAACATCAACAGGCTCAATATTTGGTTGTTGCTCCATTTCTCTATTGAAATCATTAGTCCCAATTTCACCCATACCGACAATTTTAGCGTCAAATTGTAACGCACCTTCTGGTATACCCATTTCTTTCATTACTAATTCAACGGCTAATTGTTCTAATTGTTCTCTATGTGCTCTTTCAGTTTGGATTATTTGATTGTGAGCCGTCATCATCATTTGAGCTAATGGCATAATATTAGAACCCCCTGTTAGTGGTGTATTAATACCGGTATATTCCCTAACTCTTGCGATTACTTGTTTGTATCTTTCAGACGCTAATAGTTCCTGAAAGTTATTATTTGGTTGTTCCGCATTTGGTAATGGGATTTTTTTAAGTGGGGTGTCACCTTGCGATAATTTATTTTGTACCCCTTGGTCGGGTCTATCTGGTGTGTCAAAACTCATTGCCATCTCTTTAATATTTTCTTTGAGTAAAGATAACAAAATTTTTTTAGTAAATTCCATTTTAAATTATTTATTTTTCTTTTCTGATAATGCTTTAGGTTTTGGATTTGTTCCAGGTCCTGGTTGATATGGAGTTTTAGGTTTATTCGGTTTTTCTCTTGGTGGAGCGTCAGGTAAAACTTCCGGTTGATTTGGTGACGGTGCAGTTGAGGGTTGATTACCAACAATTGAATCATAAGTCATAAACTCAGGAACACCGTTGTGTCCAATCTTAGCTTTACCCGGCATTGGATTCG